AAGCCAATATTGCCGTTACCGATGCACTTATGGCTAAGCGCGAACTAAAATCAAAACAAACCATTACCTATTATGAAACCCTACAGCATCGTTACGTTAATGTTACTGTGTCTCATTACGACCGCTTTATTTGGGCAAGATTTCCCGATTCTATATCCACGGTGGCAAAAAGAGGCGATCGTCCATGACCTCATTGCCGGTGATCGCTGTGATTCATTATTCAGTATTCAACAGCAATTAATGGTCAATCTCCAAAACAAGATTGCGGATCAAGCCGGTATAATTGTTCAGCTACGTGACCAAACCGGAGAATTCCAGAATATCAAAACGCAATGGCTGGGCAAGCAGGTTGACTACCAGGGCGAGATAAAAATACTGGAGAAAAAAGTGAAGCGCCTGACATTTAACGGGATTTTAAAAGATATTGGCCTGGGGTTAGCCGCTGTTGGGATTATTGCCGTTGTGGCTAAGCATGGAATATGATAGTAATAGAAGAAAACGATAGCGCGAAAATCATCCAACTCAAAAGTGGAGAGTATGAAATATGGATGAAATTATTTTATACAACCGGATCAAAGAAGGGGCAACTGATAGACCCTACAGATGAATCTTTTGGCGTCTCTTGCTGGACTTGCTATACATCAGCAAAGGCAAATCGAATTTTTGAAGAAATAACGACCGGAAAGCGAGGGATAATACCAATGCTAGAAAGTTTTTGATGGCTCAAAACAAGCTAATTTGGCACTTTTTTCACGCAACTTTTAATTATAATGATGCTGGCATACTATTCCGTCAATCATACTCATATATTAAAATCATCATTTCATGGGGAGCTACACCATTCCCTCCAAAGTAAGGGAATAATCTTTCCCGCACACCATGAACGCATCGCTTACTCCGATAGCTTCTTATTTCTTTTGTATTGAATCGAAAATAATATTCATCTTGCTTGGCCCAAATCTCATAGTCATCAGAAGTAAATAGTTTAGTATTTCCAATGTACCTGTAATTCAAATTCGAATCCAAATACCAATAAGCAAACAAGTCAATAGTACTATCAGAGCGAACACGCCAACCAAAACGAACAGAGTTTTCGTGTACTGTGCTGTTGCAGTCTGTGAACCCATAAAGTTTATTAATTGACGAATCAGACGGAACATAGATACAGGATTTAGTAAACTGTGCACTGAAATGCAAATGCCGCCCATCAAATAGATTTACTATTCTCGGTCCCATACCCGACCTATGACTGTAATGAGCGCCCTGTGGAATTATATACCCATCCCAAGCATTTAAGAAATCAGTGCAACCAAAGAATAGAAAAATAAGCCATAAATATTTCACGCCAAATAAGTTAACGGCTTTAAAAAAGACTCAACGAAAGCCATATTTCTTTGCCGTTTCATCACAGCCCCACCATTTGAGTTATTGGAAACTGAAGTATTTCCTTCAATAGTTTCAAAAGTACCGGCGGTTTTATCAAGCCATTCCACAAACAATCCAACATGGTCGGGAGATTTATCTCGATTCCAATCGAATATTACAAGATCCCCAGCTTTTGGTTCTGTAATTTTTTGCCATTTCTCTAATGCCATCGGGACACTAGCAAAACCCCTTGAAAATCCGAGGGCTTCCATAGGATGGCCCGCTTGATCATATACCCAAGAACAGAATATGGCACACCAAGGCTGAGCATCTAGCCCGAACCATTTTCCATATTTAGTTAGATTGGAATTAGCCGGCAATTCAGTAATTCCTATTTCTTGAGTAGCTATTTGAATAATTCTTTCTCTGCTCATAAGCTGTTGAATTTATTTAATGATCATGTAATTTTATATCCTAATTCTAAGATTCCCCGAGATAATATTTTGTATCATTTCCTGCAATCCTGTCAAGGTTGCCCGTAGGGCCGATAATGTTTGACTATTTTCGTTCATGCTTTCGTTTAGTTTTTCTAATGAATCTTCTAAATGAGAATGATCGCGAGTAATAGAGTTAATTCTTTCTGAATGATTTTCTAACTGTTTTTCCACATCTTGAATTTTTAGTAACGTTTCTTTGATTATATCATCTATCGTTACTAATCTGTTATCAAAATTTTTTACATGACGCGCTGCTATAGACTGGAAAATTTTGAGAATAAAAATAAAAAGACCTCCTGCCATTCCGATAAAAGCACCAATAAGCTCCCACATTTAGGGTGCAGGCGGAGTAGTTTTATCTCCAATTTTGGATTTGATAAAATCAATTATCAAATCTGCCAATTTTTCCCTGATAAAAAGTAACGCAAAACCAATGCCGCCAAATACCATAGCCTGATTATCGGAAATAAACCAATCACCCCAAATCCAACCATAAACAGCTAGACCCATGATTACAAGTCCCAGGACAGATGTTACAATTCCTTTTAATATTCCGTCAAATACATTCATGATTTAATTGTTTAGATTATTTACAAGCAATTTCTTTCAACTGATCAAAGGTCAAATGTACTTTTACTTTTCCTGGGTATACAATCGTAACCTCATTCCACTCTCTTGCCTTGGATTTAAGTTCGCTGTGCCTTTTTTTTAATGCGTTCCAATCAAGTTTCGCAAAGTCTTCACACTTTGGGAACGGGTGGTCTTTATCCACTATAATATACATACCCGCAAACGGGATACGCTCAGTGGATTGCTGTACTATGGAAGCAGGTCGTACAACCTGCCCCATAGACCCAAAAGAAACCAACGCCAACAAGAATATTAATGTTTTCATAGGCTTAAAGTTATCAATTGAAACACACCCATCACAATAAATGTAAAATCTGCAATCTCTACCCACCATGTGGAGTTTTCTACTTTAAACCGGTCCAACAATATGGAGCCAACCAGGCAGCAAATAGTAGGAAAATAAATTCCGTGTGTAAGTAACGCGTAACACGCAAACGCAATCCCGCCTATTGTTCCCGCGGAATGAAGTATGCCCACTATTTTCTTATCGCTCCGGAAGGCCGGTGCAAAGGTAACAATAAGCAACGATCCGCCAGAAGCGAGGAACCAGAGGCTTTTTGAAAATAAGAGCATTGTTGGAATGCTAATTGAAATGATAAATGCGATGAACATAAATTTTTTCTTTGTTAGCCCTTCACTATACCACGACTCGCTGATTGACGGCAAGATGCCGTACAAAGAAACCACAATCCATAGATAGGTAAGGAAACAAATGGCTTGAATGATTGGTAGCGTTATCATATTTTATAAGTTACATTTTCAAAATCAACAAGGGCCGCCTTACTTCCCTTGTCGTATTAAGCTCTAACCATTCGAAGTTAACTATAAGAACGTCAGGCAATGTTTTCAAATCACTTAATCCGTTCAATTTTTAGCGTCCCCTTACTCAAATCTCCCCCTGAAATCCGATATTTCTTTGGATCAATTCCTTGCGCATCCAAAATCAATTCCTGTGCCTGTCTGGATTGATCTTGGATAGCTGCCGATCGTTGCATTAATGTATTGAAAGTAGCAATTACTTCCTTGTTTTTCTCCACGTCTGACGCAAACGCCTTTTGAACAGAATCCAGTTTAGTCAAGATTTGCTTTTGATAAGTACGTAGTTCAATGGTTAGCGTATCCTTGGGCGACGACTTGGCTTGAAGCGTGGGTTTCCCGGCCTTAGCCACGACGCCGGTTTGGGCAAAAGACAAAATGGAGAACAGAATAAAAGTGAGTGTTAAGAGTTTAGTTTTCATGGGTTACCAGTTTTTATTTGTGTTAAGTTTATTTATGAGGGCCGCGACAATTAAATATATTTCGTCAAGCGCACCTTGGGTGGAAAGCGTACCGGTTCCAGCGATTTGGTTCAGCTTAAATTGTTGCCAATAAGCTAACTCAGTGATAGCTCCGGGGGTGCCGCTCGCAACTATGTTGCCGTTCACATCTACCCAATGTCCAGCCGTGCCGTAGCGAATATACTTATCGTTATAAGTTTGAAGTAATACATCCTTTTGAGCTTGTGTCAGCACCCCATCAGCCGCTATTGTTGCTGGGATATAGTTCCCATATGCTCCGGCAACACTTTCATAACTTTGAACCTGTACCTCAAGCTGCCATTCTTTTGTATTATAAATAATGAAACTGGTAATTACAGCCTTTTGTTTAACCGGATTATTATTGAACTGCAATCTTAGGTTATCACTAAGATTGACGACGGTCCAGGTATTATTTGCCACCTGAGCAGAGGCCCAGAAGCTGATAAGACAGAAAAATAATGTTTTCATGATTAATAGTTAGTTTATTTGAGCGATACTGCCTTCGACATTATAAGTAACGGAGGTAAATGTTCCGGTAGTCCCTATTGTAATAGTTGTTGCTGCCTTACACCGAATATGTAGAGGGATGCCTTCATACGGAACAGTTCCGGCTGTATTGGCTACCGATGTACCTAATGTTCCCCCCAATTGCGATAAAGTCAATGTTACTGTTCTGGAAGTATTTCCTTCGTCGGTATACGTGCAGGTAACGGTGAAGGCATGGGTAGTGGAAGCGGTCACCAAAACATTGGCCGATACCAAAAATGTTCCATCATTGGCGCCTACCGTCCAGGTAGTTACGCTGGCATTAGCTCCTGTTTGAGCAGTGGACCGTGCAACTTGATATAACGACGCAGTTTTTCTGGTTGTTCCGCTGGGGGTGAAAAATAAATTTACTCCGTTATATTCAAAAGCTCCGGCCAGTGGAGTTGTTAAATTAGTTCCTGATGTTAAGCCCAATGGGGGCACGGTTGTTGTCCCGCCTGATATACTTAGTAATGCAGTTGGTGCCGAAGTACCAATTCCTACGCTACCTCCAAGAAATTGAGCAGCATAATTATTAGTAGCGCCAGTAGCTGCATTAATTGTTGCTCCGTATGAATTAATAACAACTCCTGTACCCCCAGTTACTAATCGTGATTGAATTAAGATAGCATGATCATTAGTAAATGTAGCATTATTATGAGCCTGCGGGTAACTAATATTTGTTGCATAAGCATCCGTAATAGTACTGGCACCAACAAATTGCCAGGTTGGTCCCTGCAATGCAACTGAGCCCATACTAGATACATTTCCGGTTACAAATTGCTGGGTAGCTGTCGTTAAAAATATATCAAATCCACCTGGACTTAATCCTGTTCCAGCACCAGTCGTAAGTTTCAGAAGTGTTGGTGATCCGCCAGTATGAGCACTTTGAGTGAAAGAAATAAAAGTATGAGTAGTTGATTGAGCCACTTGACTAAACGTGACCCCAATGCCCCCTAAAAATTGTGCAGAGTAGTTAAGCGTTCCCCCCGTAGGCGCATTAGATGTCAGGCCAAAAGCTGCTCCTGCACTCGTTACCGCTGCGGCTTGAATAAGTAGCCCATGAGCGTTGGTCTGTGTTGCATTGGTTCCAGTCTTAGGCGCACCACTGATGGTGAACGTTGCATTATCGGTTACCACAGAAGCTCCAGTGAATCTAATAGTGGGTGCCTGAACCAAGACGTTACGAAGGATGGCTTGGGCTCCGGTAGCGTATTGGACGGTAGCGGAAGAATTGAAGTTAGCAAAAAGTACTTCGGTGGAAGCCGTAAGACTCGTATGGGCACCACCATCTACCTGAAAAGCGGGAAGACCGCCAGCAGAAATTAAGGCTGGTTGTAGGACATATAATCTTGCGAGATTATTTCCATTAGCTACCCCAACATTAAAATTTTGTAGGGAGGTAAATGAACCAGCAATTGTAGATCCATTAGTCCGCAAGTTTATTCCTCCTGCTGCGAGTGAAGCGTCAATATAAACATCCTGGCCTGCAACCTGCATACTCATTCCCATCACACCAGAGGATGAGTTTATTGCAATATTCCCAAGTACCTGTAGAAGATTACTTGCTCCTGATGAAGCCCCGGTGGCAATTAATAATTGCCCCGTAGATGTAAAATTGGCAATTTGTGTATAAGCTGCCCCATTAATACTCGATCTTAATCTCCATAACCCCGTTGGGTTTGCTGCCCCTTGTACTGGAAGAACATCGGCTATGAACTTAACTGATTGACTAGCCACTGGTGTAGTTGCCCATCCCTGTCCTTCCCATAGTACCCCACCTGATATTTGTTGCGCTCCTGCCGCTGCGGCCGTAGCATTTTGAATCCATAATCCCTTTCCGTCAATCGAGGTTACTCCCAATGTTGGAGTAAGAAATTTCAATGTATTGGCTCCTGTGGTGGTCTGATCAATTACGACCGCACCGGTAAGCGTGGAGGTTCCGGTAAGTAGCCAACTTAATCCCGCGGTTTGTACCGTAGCGTCTATGTGTGCCGAAGTAATCTTTCCCCATGAGTTAGCTGTAGTTACTCCGCCTGAGATGAGGGCGTTGCCAGTAGCTACTGAAGCAAGTCGTACCGGTGCCCCTGCTGTAGTACCCTGAATAAGGTCACCTACTGCGGTCATGGGGTTGGTCATGCCGCCGGAAGCCGATAAATCAATAATAACTCCAGATGGTAGTCGAATTGTGGGGTGAGAAGCATTTGCATTATCACTATAAAGTAAAAAGCCACCCGTAGGATTGGTGGATGGATTACTATTCGAATCTCCGATAAATATTACTTTTGTTCCTCCACCATAAGAAGTTGTTGATTGTGATAAGAGAGAAATATTTCCATTGGTAGATCCGCCTATATTGTAAGTAGAAAACAAGTCGGCTGTTAATGCTGCACCGGCGCCTTGAAAGTTAATAATACCTCCTGCACCCAGTGTCATGTTTATTGCAAATGTACCATTAGGGTCCTGGTGATATAGGCCGACCGTGTTAGTACTACCGGTTATTTTAATATTTCCTGTATAGGCTGTAGAAAATACAGAAGTCGTGACGCTACCAAAATTAATTCCATTGTTTCCCTGTGTGTAAACATCAAACTCACTAAGTCTAGCACCTTGCCCCATGATCCAATAATGCGCACCGGGACTTGTGTCGTCAATAAACATGTTACCACCTATTAAGGTAGTAGTAGAATAGGCTAAAACCGTCCCATTAGTTGGAAGGGTTAAATTTGTGGTCGCTGTGGTGGTTAATGTTGTAGCAAAGGCACCGGATGTTATTAGATTACCCCCTAGTGTAATAGTCTTAGATGTATTCGCAACGCCGGTACCACCATTCGCACCTGGCAATATTCCGGTTACCCCACCAGTTAACGATACATTGGTGATCGTGTTATTTGTCCCGTTGATTGTTTTATTTGTAAGTGTCTGCGTGAACGCCTCTGTTACCATCACGTCATTGCCGGTAAGAAGCGGTAAGGTTAGGTTGCGATTAGCAGCAATTGCTGACCCGACAAATGTGTATCCAAAAGTTGCCGCGGGGTTCTTGAGAATTATGCTAGATGATGGAAAGGTCTGAACACCAATGTAGGTTTTAACCCCAAGAACGTATTCTACATCAGTCAACGAATGCAATTGCGTTACATATCCTGTAGCCGCATATTCCAGGCCTTTCAACGATGCTCTGGTATCGGTAAATAATGCAGAAGTTCCGGTCAAGTCTATACTTGTATGTGGTGATCCTCCGCCTATTCCGCCCGTAATATGTACACCGGTAGCATCAAGAAGTACCTCTGCTATTACACTGCTAGCCTGTATAAGGGTAAGATCGAGAGAGTTAATATTTAGCAGTGCCTTAGAAAATTGTGTATATCCTGAATTCCCTGCTACAACATCGAAGATTCCGAGCGGCACCGTAGTGTCTCCCCAGCGAACATTAAAGGCACCGTCAAAGGTTAGGTTTTGAGTAAGGATGTTGGTGCCTTGATGAAGATTACCCGCTCCAAGACTATGTTTACCGGCACCATCCCAAACCATAAAAGTTTGATTGGATTCCTCATACCACATTTTGCGGATGCTTGAACTATCGGCAGTTTTCGAGTTTTTTATTATTAATCCAGTGAATACATTGCTGAATTGCCCGAAGGAAGCCAAGGAAACAAAGACAAAAATAAGCGTTAATAGTTTTTTCATATTAGTATGGTCCTTGAATTTTCATGAGCCAATTTGTTCCGTCAAAAGTTGCACTCATTTCATATGTTCCCATCGCAGGAGGACTCCATTTCTTTGTTGCATCATTCCAATTAGCATCAAAGCTAACCATTTTGAACGTTGACGGAAAAGTCTGATCGTCGGTTGTTGTCATGGTGAATTTTACAGATGGAATAAAAATAGATGGCGTATTATTAGATAAAGCCCATGTTTTTATTGCGCCAATATTTGCCGACCCCCTGAACATTCTTTCTGATTGATTATTCATATCAAGAGTAATAATCCCGCCGGTAGTTGAGACTATTGCCGAATCAAGCCCGGCGGCCACAATATCCCCAAAATCAAGCCCATCTTCTGTTGCATTAACCTTAACCGCCTTTCCGGCAAATCCAGCATAAGAGTCCGTCGTATCAGTCAAAGACAAAAAATCAGTTGGTGAACTTGAACATGATCCAGATCCTGTGCCCGTGGAAATACAACCCGTATAAGCCCGTAAAGGAACCCTTACTCTTGTCATGATATTAGTATTATGCCCTGAAAGAGCGTGATTTTTTCCCCATTTTGTACATCATAGGATATAGCCCAATATTCTTTAGCCCTGAGTGCCCCAATCTTAGCCAGTTGGATTGCATTCAAATATAAAGTATTGGTTGTTGGTGAAGCAAAAGAGAACTCAAGAGTCATGAGTAATTTACCGTTACGCTTCGCGTAAATTGCGAAAAACGTCCCTTCCGAGTCCGTAAAATCATAGGCCGTACAATCGTTGTTTTGAATCTCAAAAGGGAATTCTTTAATAGTGAATCCTTTTAAAAATTCAAGATCAAGCGAAGCTCCAAGCGTTACTTTTATGAGCATACCACAGCACATTTAATGAAATCAGCCCCATATTCCAAAGCATAAATAATATATGGAATCCGATGCTTTTCGTATTGATCACCCGCCGGCCCGAATTCTGCATTATAAATCGCATCCTGATCCGAATTAACTTGCATTGGCTCGGTCAGGTTAACGAATTTGTATTCTGTCAGGATTTCCGCACATTTGAGGAACTGCGGGATCTTGCGAATGAAAGTTTCAATCCAATCAAACCCAAGTTTCTTTTTGATAATTACCACCGTGCGAATAGTTTGAATGTGCCTTCGCTCATAGCGTGCCCCGAAAGAAAATTCCTCATCCTCGGTGACCGTTCCAGGCATTAGGCGGTGAAAATATTGAACGTCCCACTTGTCGTCGATTGCCACTTGTTTTGAATCCTCCACGCGGACGGGGTGAACTTGGGTTCCTTTGACCACCGGGATACAAAGTCCATAGGCCTTTATATTCGCATTAAGCGTAAGGATTTGGCGGTCTATTTCGTCACAAATGGATTTCACTTGAACAATTCTTTGGTCATAATATCCCCAATTAAATCCTGTTCACTCATAGAGAGGGCAAAAATATCCTTGTCATATTTGTCCTGCATCCACTGGCTTTTGTCGTAGTTCTTTGAATTAGTAAATCCGTAGCCGAACGATCCGCCCCCCAAAACTTGCAGGCCATAGTCTACCTGCATCTGATCGGTGTTGCGAAGGATTACAAAGCCTGGGTTCTTTCCAATCTCTCTTTTATATTGCGAATAACCACCTTTGAAATAAGAGTGACCCGTCTGACGTGCTTGATTCTTTTTGGCTATTGAAATAGGCTTTGTTCCGTAGGTTCCGATCTGCGCACCCGGTGCGGATTTACCAGATTCAAAGATTCGTTTCTTGTGGACTGGCAAAACAGAAGTCAAGGCGGTCCTTATCGCCCGGTCATTCTTGATGACCTGGTTTAAATCTTTGATTAGACTGTCCCATCCATCAGCCATTATCTTTTTGGACGTTTCTTTTTAGATCCGCAATTGCATTTTTCTTCTTTCATGGCAGTAAACTTGTTGAACTCACCGTACTTTTACATTCAAAACAAATAGGGTCTTCCTGAATTCTCAAATTTCTAATTGAATTGTCCAAATCTTTGTCATACTCATTTTGATAATAACCCGCTAATTCATTGGCGCGTTCAGTTGTTAGGGTAGTGAACCGGTTGAACCTATCTGTTAAGACCCTTTCCCTGATTAAATCAATTCCTATCCGTGAAAGAAACGCCTTTTTGAATAAATTTATATTTTTACAGATGAATTTTTCAATAGAACAGTAAACGACAAAATTAGCGTTTAATCCTCCCCCATTAGATTGGGTTACCGAGATATTCGATCCAACGCAAATAGGAAATGTGCATGAAAACTTATCAAATCCCCAGGGATATGAACCATCATAAAAATATTTGTTTTCGGATTTGTATAGTCTATAATCATTCGACGAATAAGCAATGAAAAGTTTGTCTACCTCGAAATCTTGAAAAATATCTATAGTATTGCGACCAGGAACTAACTCAACTGACTTCGTATAAAGTAATTCTCCGAAATGATCGTTTTTAAAGAATCGAATAACAAATTTAGGGGAGGCATAAGATTCTATTCCAAAGACTTCAATAGTTAAAACTTGCAGTTTTGCATATTTAGGCAAGTGGTATTGAAGCGTTAGCCCTGCAAGTCCATCAAAAGTATTTTCATCTTTGATAAACTCAGAAGTTTCACGTGAAACTAATTTTAAGTCAATATGAAACTTGTCTGCTAATTTACCTTGAACATCAGCAATAAAATTTGCTTGTGCATTAGAATAAAGATCATTCCAACACTCAATATAATCCTCTTGTTCGTCTTTGGTGAGATCATCAAACAAAGCAAGAGTAACCCCTGGAATATTCGTAGCGTAAAGGCCCGAACGCGAGGGAAAACTCTTGCCTATAGTGATGAAGTCATCAAAGCACATTCCTAAACGTTGCCGAATTCATACTTCCAGATTCCAGTTACGCCATACAATTCATCGTCGCACGCAGGCGAAGGATTATCCTGTTTGAACGCATCCGCTTTGAAAGCATTATATACATCGAATCGGGCCGAAAATTGATAAGCCCAGGACTTCGTACAAATATCGAACTTCATGTCAAAATCCCATTTCAGCATTGGATAGACCGGATCCTGAAGAACAATAGCCTTTTGTAGGTCATTGTCGATCATGATGTTTGCATTCATATTAAACCACAACAGATGTGAAGCCCCGAAAGATGCCATAATCGCACGGGTATATCGCGTGTCACCTGGCAGACCCAAAACCGCATTAGCGCCTTGCTCAAGGAAGAAAGCCGCCCCCGCAGATGCCAGCGCATCCCCATAAGGGGTATTTGCATTACAGCAAGCTTTTCCCATCAAATTAAGAGCCGTTTGAAAATTGCCTTGTGCAATAATAGCAGGAACTCCTCCGAACTCCATATTCTGATAATCCATTAAAACATCGTTGTAGTTGGCCGTCAGTGGAAATTTCACACCATCTGAATTCGTCTTCAGGATTGGAACTTGTTGATAGCCAGTGGTTTTTTGGGTGCCATCCTGACGATTCAATGTGCCAGCACCTACCGCCATTTTGGAAAGAATTTTCTCGGAGAGTTTTTCCCGCATGGCCCTCATTTCTGAGTTAAGCCATTCCTGCACCCAGGTGGATGAATCCGCACAAATTTGCACCAAATTTTCATTGGTGAATTTCTTTGGATAGTTCGCGATGGCATCAGCAACAGTCAGATCCGCCGATTTTTCGACCGGTTCGGTAGCCGCATCGCAGATGGTCGAATCCATTGCATCCGCACCCGTTTGAATCTCACAAGGGAGTGAACGTTGCTTGTATAATACCTTCGCCCTGATAACTTTTGTACCATCCTGTGTGTAGGAGGCCTTAATGTTACCATTTTGTGGAGAAGTGATGAAATCAAGTGCGCCGATTTGTCGGCCCAGGGTGAAGGCGTAATTTTGCCCTACCATGTCTTTGGTCTGACGTATGATTTTTTCGCATACGCCAGCCAGGGAATAATTGAATGCCATTTTGTTTGTTAGGCTGTGGCAGGCTCCATAGCCATAGCAGCCCGCTGTTCTGCAAGGGTCATTTTGCTAGTGTCTACTTTTTGAGTTTGCTGCCGCGTTGTCCCACCTGTAGTCGGAGGAGTTGTGCCATTACTTTTCTTAATGTATGGCTCTGCCTTCTTTTCCAACAGCTTGTCAAGGGTTAAAACATCATTCGAACCGGTGACATAAATATCCCTCAGCGTGCCGTCAACGCTCTTTTTTAGGACGACCTCCCCGGAATCAGCCAAATCAATCACGACAGGGTTACCGTCATGCTTTTCATCTTTGACCTCGGAGAGTATTACTTTGATTATAGATTTTTTGACCTTGTTGAATTCATCGGAGAACTGAAATCCGTTGAGTTTGGATTCAAGGGTCGATTCGATTTTATCTTGCCGTGCTTTAGTGTGAATAGCAGCTATTTCAAGTTTATACTTGTCCTCCGTTGCTTTATGTTTGTCACTCCACTCCTTTTCGACTTTTTCAATTTCCTTGTTTTTGGCTCCCGATGCCGTTGTTTTGGCTGTTTCGAAAGATTCTTTCAGGGCCCCACCAAGTTTTTCAATACGCTCAAGAGTATATTTGATTTTATCCTTGCCGATCTCTTTGGCTTTTTCTTCCGGGATCATTGCGTATAATGGGGCGATGACCTCATCCACCTTGTCAAACATATCAGCGCGGGTCTTGCGCTGTATGTCACCGACAATCTCTGTGTCGTTGGCCGCTTTCTCGCGGGTCATCATAATAGTACCATATTTGGATACGAAGTCTTCGGGGACTTCAATGTCTGCAATTGCAGAGGCTGTAAGAAGGGCGTTATAGTCAGTGTTTACGATCTTGCTGTCCTCAGCAAGTTTACGAAGAAAATCTTTTAATTTCAATGTTCATATAAATGAAATTTATTCCCACCCGGAAAGGCCCGGCTTATTTCTTCGTTTTCTTTATTGCCCTTGATTTTTCAGGCTGAAGAATAGATGGGATATTTTCCGCTCCCATTGTTTCTTTTTCTTCAACCTTTTCTTCAATGACAGGTCTTTGATTTATTTTGGATTCAACGCCGACTAATTCATATTGATCGCGATTTAGGTTAAAGGAGTATTCACTCATTTCAATAATTTCTCCTGTTTGTTTATCTTTTACTCTAACATCCATATTCAAAGATATAAATTTCAAATTAAGAAACAAAACCACGCTCTTTCGAAGAAATTATGTCCTCTTGTGGTACGATGGATTCGTGAACCGGAATGATGCTGTGCGAACAATTCCAGCCACCGGCAAAAATGAATATTGTGGAGGCGTTTGTCCCTGAAACCTTGCCAGCCCAATCCTGACCTGGCCAAGTTTCTATTTCGGATTTCAGATAGTAATGCCCGGCTTTGTCGATACAAAAATCCCTGCTTGACCGCATTAACCCGCCACTATATGCATACCATACAAGGCCAAGATCATTCGAAACCGCATGATGAAATGCCCTGCTATAATTAAATAATACGCTTTTAGTTATGGTCTTTGTATGCGAAAGAAGTTTCCCATCAATATCAGTGGTTCCTTTGATGAATGTCCTTACCGAATCCAATAGATCGGTAAAATGTCCTCCGCTATTTATACTTGTGTTTAGGACGATAGATAAAGGAATTTTGACCGATGCTTCAAACCCTTGATTGAAAAGCAAATCTTCAACCTGCTTAACAGTTTGTTTTTGGAGGCTTGCCAGAAATTGGCGATTAGGCTTGAATGCGTCAGATAGGGCCTCAAAATACGTAACACTCAAGGCGTCAACTGCAGGAATAGTCTTTAGATAATTCTCTACAATATTTTGATATTGAGAGGACGCTACTTTCTGATCCAAAACGGTTAAAGACTTATTGATTATCGCCCTATTTCCTGCGTTCTGTAAAATAAGCCCTTCTTCGTCTAACTCTAAATCCTTCAAGACCTTTACAATTTGGGGGTATAATGAATCCTGTACCTTGATTATTCCGGTCCCTAATATCTCGTTGGCGGCTATTATAGTGCGTTCCAATTTGGCCGCTAGTTCTTCCGGGGTCATGCTGCGGCAGGAATAGGATTTCCATTGGCATCTGTATTTGAAATGGGGTTACCCTGCGCGTCAACCTGTTGTATGGATGGATTCAATGTCACTTTTGTTCGTGCTATTACTTCTCTGGCGTATCCCTCCAATATCGCCAATTGTTGATCTTTATCCAAATCCGCAAAACCTTCATTTTCGTGAAGCGCCCGGTCTACAAAATGGCCCATATTCAAATGTATCGTTGTCCATTCTCCCGGCCAAGGTTTGGGTAATATTGTTTGACCGGCCACTAAATCAGTCATATTGAATTGTCCCAGTGGGTCCAAATCAAGGACTAAAGTGAGTCTGCGGATTTCTTCTATGCTATTGGCGAACTCTTTCCCAATTAAATCCTTTTGCAGACTCTTTGAAACCTCTGGATTAATTTGAGCGTTCCTTGAAGCTGTGATCCTATCAAGAAGGTCTTGAGCTGAATCCATATCAAAGGTAGTGGGCCTATTTATGTAGGGTAAATTTGATATTAATTTATCCGGCGTGAATGGATCATTTGGTTTTGCTTCGGTAGAAACTTTAAACATCAGAAAATTGAAGTATCGATAAATCTTTTTTAAATGAACATCAAAAATTGAAGCCGCTATTTTACCTATTGTATCGTAAAGCTCCGACCTATCAATGACTTTAGCGATCCCGGACTGATTTGCCCCTACCTTGTTGGCTATATCCATGTTTATAGCATTCAACCCTTTTTCGTGCATTTTATCAACCCGCTCATCGAGCATCTTAGTAGCATCGGTAGGCACGTTAACATATTCGACAGGCGAAAGTCCGGTGGTATTTCCCTCAAGTTTTTCCTTACTAAAAAGATATACTCCGTATGGAGATTTGACCGACCGATGACCGGTGCCATGACATGATGGACAAGTCATGTTACCATTAGCCACTCCTGCCTCGTCAACTGTTCTTATCATCCCTGAAATACACCGATGATTGTTCATGATGTAGTCACATTCTTCCGCTAGTTCTGTCCTTATGGGATGAAGATGATTGATGAAGGCCCCCACCAAATCCGATTCATGGATGACGGCATAGTTCCAGAACGGAAGTGCGTCGTCTAGCCATGATCGATACATTATTGAGCCATTATCCATAATCTCAGGGATTCCAGCCAGCTTCCAAACTGGAATTTCGCCGCATCCATGAACATAAATATTTTGAACGGTAAGTTCAGTAGTATTTATGTTAGGGAATGATACCGAAAATTCAATTATGTTTTGATTATCATAATATTCAAAGAAAAATGTTTCGGTTACAACTTGAGGGGGAATAATGCTTTTAATTTTCTCAGAACGGATGAAAATAAGATACATATCCACATCATAAAACCATATATTTGGCGACCCAAAAATCTTAGCCGTAGCCTGTGGCCTGGTGCTTTGTGAAATATCGAATTTAATAGGACGGACTGCAAATACTCCGTTAGGGTCAGCCAATATTTTTTTTAATGCACTATCAGCCATGAAATTAACCACCGAATTGAATTCAGGATATTCTTTCAAAGTATAATTCTCCAACATCTTCGCATCTTCGGACTGATCAGTCCATTTGATTGAATAAAGCGATGGATTAAACATCCTGGAAAGAATGGATATAGCCTTCCCAGCCGTCGCCTTAGTAGTTGGTTGGTAAACACCTAACCGATAATCTTTTGTTTCAGTGTCTTCCCGTGGACGGGATAGATCTAACAGTTTATTTGGTTTTTTTCCATAAAGGTGCACGGACATTTCATCTGCGTGTTCGCAGGTTTCTGCATAGCAGTCATGTCTTATGCCTTGCTGGCATAAGTTGCGCAAGAATTTCTTAAAATCATCATCTTCGGAGAAAACCATAGATTTAAAAAAAGGGGCAATGATGCCCCTTAATTAGCATCAAGTAACGCCGAGGGAGTCGTCCCAATGATAGGGTTATCGTAACTCTGCCATTTGGTGACAACCTTCCAGAAAGCAGCTGTTTTTATGCTGCGCTTGTTGTCGATTGTACCGTACAAAGTCGCGGGAGTCGTGATATAATAGAAATACCCCGCATTTGTAAAGTAAACCGTTTTCCAACTCTTCCGGTTGGCCGCTTCCCAAAAGTCGCGGTTATCCTTTAGCCCCTCCACCTCAAAGGTAACAGAATGGTCGGCCCCAGTCACCCGGGAAACCTCTGTACCAAATCCTTCTTCCTCGGTAGGCGTTCCGCCGGGATATTCTCCCCGCGTAGGCTGAACCAAAAAGAAATTTTGAGGGGAGGCAGCTATCCTCCCTGTCCAGTAGGCTTTCGACTCAAGATTCGCTTTTGAAGGCGATTCTGATGGATCGATAAGTCCCACGGCAATGATGCCAGCATTTTCTACTCCGCAATCTTTGATGACCCAATCAGGAACATCAACATCACAAAAAACTGAAGGCATAAATTCATAATTCAAAAGTTAACCCACATTCACCGCGGTGAATCGCTTTCTATAATCAAAGTACATTTCTCTTTATAAAATCCCTGTCTGTTAATAAAAATTGAGTTCTCCGTAATGGATACCTCTTATTGCCCTGAATCTTTGTCATTCCATCGCCCTTTATCCAATTTTTCCCCTGAATAATTACGTTGTCATGTGCCAAGACCAACTGCAATTTTTGAATCATGTAGAATGGCATCCATCCAACATCAAAAAGTTTCTTGTGCTTTACTTCGCTTGAAAGTTGGACTATTTCAGAATTAGACAGGTCTATGGATTCATACTCATCAGGGAATTCTTCTTCAAAGAAAACAGCGGGGACACGTAATTTAAAAACACTTGATGGGCTTATCTCCGGATAGGCTATATCATCGAAAGGATTTGAATTTGAATAGGTTATTAATTCTGTACAGACTTGCGGTTTTATTGAGATGCAATCCGATTTGTACGTTATTCCTGAATTTAATTGTAGCCCCGTTCCAGCTACATCACTTGGAAAAAAAGAACTAATATCTACGGTCCATGCTCCGGAAAACCCAAAAGATGACGTATATTTATATTTTATCCTGAATCCTATTTCATCAAAATTAGATACGGATGTTGTGAATGACAAAATACCACTATCCGAGTTATCCGCAAAAGTATTAATTAGTTGATTTCCTATTTCGATGCCATTGATATAGTAAACGGCATATAATTCTGAGTTATTCCAACTTCCTACACTTGCACTTCGTATTCCGGCGATCACTTGAAATGAGAATTTTTTGGCCGTGGCCTGAACTTGAGCAAAATGATGACGAAGGGCAATAGTAAGGCTACTTGTCCCTGGTACGCCAGCAAATGTCTGTGGCAACCGAGCTCTATTTGTTCCAGTATCAATTGCCCAAAAACCAATACCGCCATCTGCCACTTGATGCCAAGGTAATAATGTGCCAGCATCAAAAGAATAATTATCAAACGTTTCAGTTTCTTCTATTTTTAGGGAAATCTCATCCGTAACATTACACAATGGAATATCACCTATCGTTATACTTATGGCGCCACTTGATGGGGTAGTTGGTATGCCGCATTGAATTTCTATGTATGTGGCTGGGGCATTAGTCATTGTGAATACAATAGTATCATTATATGTACCCGGAGTCAATCCACTATGTGAAAAGGCGTTATCGCATGGAACGCCGGATGGGGCGGGATTTCCATTAAAAAATCTTACGGTTACATAAAATATTCCCGGATTAAATGATCCGGTTACTACTATAGTGAGCGGTATGGTAACCGTTACTCCTTGCTCTATTAATTTCGGTAATGCCCTTGTGGCACCAAGTGACTGAAATGATCCAGATGCGGTTTTAGAAAATGATGTGGAATCCTTGGTAAAATGCAATAGCCCAAAAAAATCCTCATCTCCCCATGATGTTGGCGGATTTATTTTTCCACTGAGACCATCAATCAAAAAATCCAATTCAAATAGATCGTCCCCTATTTCTCCGAATGGCATTTTTTGTAGTTCTACATCCTGATCATCATAAGCGATCAAATTGTAGGTAAAATATTCATCACCTAAAAATTGAAGCCTTATTTCATCGTCACCCTCAAAAGGCTGACACCAAAAAACGGGTTCAATGGAGCAAACTGCGGTCTCGTTATAAGTGCTTTCCGCTATGGGCCAGAATTGGACCGGATTAGAATCGGATATGGTCACTTTGTTCGCGACAAGAGGTAATTCCCACGTCAAAAGTAATGACCATAAAACAAATATAACCTTTTTCATTTAATCCAACATTTTATTAAAGCCTTTGCGTGTCCGATATCATAAGCCAATGAGGATATATGGCAAATTTTATGGCCCTCATTTGTCGGGCTAATTGCTATTGAACGATGCCTATTTGTACGAAGTAACTTATAGTTACCCCATGTTAAATCAACCGTTACGGTATATGTTTGCGGCGTAAAATATGGAGTACTTAGCGGGATAACGTCTTGATTCTCTACCCATGTTCCTGTATCGCAGGCATCAGAATTTGCACCTACTGACATCGTGTAATTACCCTCTCCCGAATTAAATCGAATTGGGTCAGATAAATTTGATTGAAGGCATCCGGATAAATATTTCAACCACCTTTTAATGTTTCTGTATGGAGTGAGCCGGACATTATAACGGGTATCTGGGTTTAAAAGGTTCGTAATCACCGTAAATGGTGATCCAACTTCCGGCACAAATGATTCTGGTGATGCCTCATTACTATCCAATGCAATAACAATGATATTATTATCTAATCTCCAATCTTTACCTTGTTCAGCCTTGTTTCTTCGTGTCTGCTCAATAGCCAAAGAGGCCGCAAACCACGTCGATAATTGACTGATGCCTTGCCCTATAATTTTAAATATCGTGGAATAACTATGTTTAGTTTGTGGATCATCTATCCCACTAGCTGATTCAGCAGACCAATTAGAAAAACCAATTTCAATTGAATTGAATATTTTGGATTTATCGTATCCACTTTCTATACCTTCAACATTATCAAAATAAAGAATTGGGGTATCGTTATAGAAATAATCCTTCGATTCTATGCGGATTTTCTCAATTCCATCAATTAATTCAGGGCCGAGTCCAAGATTTAAAATTGGATCTGCCCCACTCCACCATTCATCAAATGATATCGCAAACGGTTTTTGAGCGAAGGTATAACCCCTGACATGAAGACCTAACATTATAGCAAAACGATGACCGCATCCCTGAATATCATAACCCTGTGAATATCCACCTAAATAATCACTGTGAATATCAAAATTACCGGTAATTTTTTTCACAATAGAGCTAGCTGCATCATAAATCAACAAGGAATCTACTGGTGCTGTCAGCGGATAAACGGTGTCGGCTATTATTGAAATATATGAGTCTTCATAAAGACCGTTGCCAATAACATATACTGTCTCTGTTCCAACCATTGCCGTTAGCGTACTTTCGAAATATATTTTTATTTTATCTCCTATCTTTAAAGTTTTAGTCCCTGAATAGGTGAATTTTTCCCTCTGATTAACTCCTATCGTCCCTATCATTGAGGAGGTGAATGTAATTGGTGTCTCTCGATTAATTTCAATCTTCACTAACCATGACCCTGATACTGGCACAGTTGACCCACTAGCTACGTGTTGATCAGCTAAAACTATTTGTATATCAAAAAGATAATCCCCGGCCTCAATACAATTTATGGTTTCAAATTCTACAAAGAAATCATTAGCCGGATTATTCGGGCTTGCTGCTCCAGATGGATAATTAAATCTTGTTGCAATTTCATCAAAATCAATTCTTGGTAATCCTATTGGGAAATATAAATTTGTTGAAGTGTAATCCCATCCCAAAGGAAAATATTCGCTATCAAAAAAATTAAATTGAGAATAATATCCCTTTTTTCTCACCTTTTGGGATGGAAGAGATAAACGAATATTGGGAATAGATGATGTGACGTTACCATCCATATTAATCGTTGCATTCAGATCAATCTTGGTCGCCTTTCTACTCAAAAACAATGACCACATGTCACTAGGAATTATAGCACATTGAAATTTGTAAAATTTATTTCCTTTACTAAGGTCTACGATAGTTGAAAGGTCTAAATTCCCTAAAAAAACAGTATCCCAGATATAACCGTCTTCCGTAAGTTCAATCAGGATAGAGATCAATGCGTTTAATCCTTGTGTGGCGACAATGTTGGCCAAATAAATCCTACCTCCGTCAATAAATGAATTTCTGTTATAGAAAAAAAAAGACGAATCTATCATTTCTATAAGCGAATGATAATCAGGACTCCGTTCTAATTTAATTTTGATGTCCTTCCATCCATCAGGTTCGTTTATAATACGTGGTCCTTCAATTGAATTATTTAAGGTAAATCTAAACTCCATTATCCTAAATATTTACTTCTTATATAATATTTTGAATGTTTGCCTTTGGTTTTTTCCTCGTAAACCATTGAGCCAATACGAATAAGGTTAGGCATTTTATTAGGCATATCATTTATAGCTGATACCATCCGACTATCATCAAATGGCAACGGCTGAGATCCTGTTTTTTTATCCAAAATCATTTGGAGCATCCCATCATTTATTCGTCTGGATTGGATGGCTTTAAGTAATCCCATGCTTTCCCTGGTCGCCGCAGCCGTAATCACTGATTCCCCTTTTGATAAGTTGGTAGGGATAGAATCACTGGTTCCTGTCCCTGGTCCTTGTATATTAATTACACCCTTCGCATATCCTTGTGTACGATTGGCAATAGAATATTGCTCGGCTCCTACAGCAGCATAAGAGGCGGCCAAAATCAAATCATAAGGCCAGGGAGCCTCCACTAATGCCTTTATTACTGCCCCAGCCGTATTTATCAATATTTGATTTAAGGCTTGTCTCTTGGCGACAGCAGATCGTTCTATTGCTAATTTTTTGAGTTCTTTGTCCTCGTTCTTTTTTAATTCTAAAACTGCTCTTTGATTGTCCCCGGCCAGAGCAGTCTGATTCTCATAAAAATCTTTCGTCGCTTGGGTTCTCTGATCAATGGATGCTAGTTGTTGTGTATTTTGAAAATTTAATTCATCGGTAAAAATTGTGGATAATGCGTTTGTAATTTCTTTGGCAACTTTGGACCACATTCGCCTTTGGTCTTCTACTGTTTGTTCCCCGCCCTTTCTAATATGTGTCCCAAGATCATCAAATCCCATCTTCATCTTACCCCAGAAAGTGAGAGTCGAATTATACCATTCATCGTAATTGGCTTTAATAGAAGCTGTAGTTTGACCTCCAGCATTGGGATCAGCCGGACGTAATGGACCCTGGAATCCCCCAGGAGGAACAGCCCCCTTGGGTGGTGGCTTCAATGCTTTAGCTAATGATTCATTTATGACATCAATCTGTTTGCCTATTTCCTCTCTGAAACTTTTTGAACTGACTCTTCCTTTATCCAATGACGCTACATATTTCTCTAGTTCGTCATCAGCCAAACTATAGACAGCGATAATGCGCTCAAATTCTTCACGGTCTTTTATTTTCTCCCTTTGAAATTTACCTGTTACATCGGTAGACTGTTCGATTTCCTCATTTGCCTTTTTTACCTTCTCATTATATTGTTCTATTATGCCAAGTTCATCATCATCAGTCTTGGCCTTTATCCTAAGTGATTTTTCATAGGCTTCAAGTAAAATTATGGATGCCGCCGTTACATCATTCCTTTTACTGATCGCGTCAGCCTGATCTTTGGCAAGTTGAATTTGTTTATTTTCATCCTTTCCGCCAAGAAATGAACTACCCTTGTCAATTGTAACTTGTAGTTCTTTCAATTTACCACCATCTTCTAATCTTCTCCTACTTAGCTTATCTAATTCCAGTTCTACGGCCTGAATTTTTTTATCTGAATCAAGTAAAAGATCATTGGCTTTTTTGAATTCCGTTACAGCCTTAATTGCATTTTTCTGAGCTGTCTCGAATCTTACACTCCCACCAAGTAATAATCCCAATCCGGTTACAACCTTATCAAAAAATCCTATTATTCCCCCTGTTTCAAGTCGTTCTGCGAGATTGATTTTAAAATTCTTCCAAGAGGCCGACAACTGATCCACTTTGACGGCATCAGTTTCAATAAAGCCGCCCATTTCCTGCATCTGTTTATTTACAAGAAAAAACACCGCTGCCTGGGTAGATCCTAATTCTTTTGTTTTGGACCTGAGCTCAGTAACTGATATTTGAAGGTTATCCAGTAAGCGGATAGAGTTACGGCCTAATCCTGTAATCAGGGAGTTTACCAGATAATTAATATCCAGTCCGGTTTGTTGGGCTTTGATAGCCGCAAACTCTAAAAGTGTGCCGAGTTGCTCAAGTGGGATCTTGAAATTCTTAGCCTGAACTGCTTTTTGCATTAAGGTTAGTTCATCAAGTGTGCCATGCGTTTTGGCTTTAAGGTCGGCCATTAATAAAGTCGCATTCGGAAGGGTATTAAAGGCCCGGGTTACTCCGTCAACCGTTCCCTTCAATTTTGCCATTTCTATTACGGCTCGGGTAGTCTCCGCTATCAGACCAGCGGTAAGAGCAATCCTTACCATTGAATATAATCCCCCCAATCCATCGACTAAAGACTTTTGACCGGCTGTTGTCTTGGAAAGTTCACCCTGATACTGTTTTAATTGGGTGGACATGGCGGCATATTGCCCGCGAAGCTGTTCTAACCTGACCTTATCGGATTGACTGGTGAGATCTATCTGCCCTTTGAGTTGGGCCATCTGGAGTCTTAATCCCTCAATGGTAGATGAAAATCTTTTTACGTCCTGCGTCCCTTGAGTACCGGTCTTGTTGATTGATTGATTGAGTGCATCATTAGCAGCTTTCGCTTTGGCTAATAATTGATTGGCTTTTTCAAGATCAACGGAATTTGTATTGAACTTGATGTTTATGTTCTGTTGACGATCGGGCATCGGAATGGATTAAGTTTCCTCCCATCCCACTCACTCCTTGTTTTCATTCTGTAATGCACGAATGTGAAAAAGAAAACTAAAGATTGACAGAGCATTGAATATTGGTTCTTTATCTGGTTCAAAGTTAGCAATTTTCTTGATTTGCATTTCCTGGAGTTCCCGGAAGTCGGATTTCATTGCTTGAGCAGGACGGAGTTCCAGTATTCCGTTATTTCTTGAGCCTCCTTGGTATAGGTCTTTAAAATATCCTCCGAGATACCCCTCACACCCAGCAATTCGTCCATTGGCTTGGTTAAAAAAAAAGCACTGAATTTGTGTTTATCCCATAGTTCGAGTTTCTTTTTTCCATATTCCTGATCAAAATCCTCCATGTCCTCGGTATCGTCAAAGAACACAACGGAGGCCAGGTTACGGGCTGTTTCGGGTTCGAAGTTAAGTTCAAGGCGGGATTCCATCGCCCAAATTACTTTATATGCATTACTCAAATCCACCGTTCCCTTGGTCCCGGTGATGATGTCTTTTAGTTTGGAAAGGTATTCTTTCAAGGTCTTACTGGTCATACGCAATTCAACCTCGTAAAGGAATGCGGCGACAAACTTGTACCGGCCATAGGGCATTTCGACTTCGCGCTTCATGCGGTAGAACTGCTTACCGCCTACTTTAAAGTTCAGGATCTTTCCGTCCTCCAGTTCAATTGTAGCGGGTTCGGTTTTGCCAATGTACTTCGGGGAAAGGCAGTTTGTGACCGGCTTTACCTTTGCAGAAAAAAGACGCTTTAGCCAATTAATCATAAATTCTTTATTTGTTCAGACATCGCCGCATGAAATGTCTTGCGCATATCACTCATAAATGATTGCAATATTTTACCGTCAATAGGAAATTTATATGGGTGTGATGCAAAGACGTTGCTTTTTACCTTAGTAAATATCTGCACCCTGAGGATAAGTTCAGATTCATCATATTCAAAGACTGTCTTGGTCTTTGGATATTCAGTGGCATCATCATAATTAGGCATTGCTGTTGAATTTACTGATTATGAAATTCAGGCCACAAATAGACACGCAGAAAAGCGGCCACCATTGTATAGGGTAACGAATGAACAGGAAAAAGATAAGCGACCCATGCACCGACGATTGACATTGTTGGCAGGCAAAAAGTGGATCGCAAATCCAATCAGGCAATTTATCGTTTAACCATTTACCTAAACTTTCAAAAATGTATCCTTCCGAAAACAGGCAATGAAAGCCCCATATCCATCCTACCCCTACCGGGAGCCATGCAACGAATAACAGGATTTGGATTAGGTCGTCAATCATAGGTTAAAAATGTTTTCACATTCATGCAGCGTCTTCCGGTAGAACTTGCAATAATACCCCGGCGCAGCGTTTTTTAAGTCCTCTAAGATAGTGGATTTTCTCAAGTTTCTCACCGCCGGGCTGTTGGCTATCTTCAATTCAAAGTCTTTCCTGATCCAAGAAGCATGATACATGATCGTGTCGCTCATCTGGATTCCGTCCTCATAGTTCAGTCTCCGGGTAGGGTCGATGTGTGCGCCGTTTTCATCGTAGGCAAAAGGATAGTTCCGGAAGTTCCCCGCTTTGGTTCGGCTCGTCAATTTGTGGATATACAGTACAAGCGTATGGTCGTCGCAGGTCAAAGTAGGTTTGGCAAACAATACTTTCACCCGACAGACTAAGCCGTTAACTAAAGGATTTGATTCAAGATAAAGACGGTCAAGTCTAACGTCCTCTTGGCGGTAAAACTCATCATTATCGGCTAATATGAAGTCGGTATATTGAAATCGTCTGGCTTCGTTCAGTCCTAAATTTCTTTTGTCGGTTTCGCTATATGAAGGATCTGCCCGAACATACCTAACGCCATCTTGTGGAAGTTCATTCAAGGGGAATTCCAAGAATTCCCCCCGATACGAAAAGTCAGAATACACCACGATAATGCCGTCAACTACTGGCTTGTGATTGGCTATTGATTTAGCTAACAAATCAGTCGAGTCTCCCCAAGAACAATAAATCATTACGAGCCTCATAGTGTATACCCAAGTCCAGCCAAAACCTTAGCAAACTCTTCTTTTCCGTCCACCGGCACGCCTAGAAAGGTATCTGGATGGTAATTCAAATGATAGAACGACCGTAACTCCCCGCTGACAATATCCTTTTCAAAGTCGCCGTCATGAAGGTAGCCTGGCAAGGCGCAATGTTCAGCCCCGAGCATTTGGGCAAGGTAGGAGACTAAAATATCTTCATTCTCCGTTAGAGCCACGCTCTTGAATTGTCGGCGCACCTCGTTTAATTGGTCGTTAGTCAGGTTTCCTATCTGCTTTGCAATATCCCCGCGAAGGAAAATAAGGCACCCGCTCATGTGCTTTAGCGGTCCAATTAAAGCCGGAAAGTCAGTGGCGTTCTTTATACCGATTATCCCATATTCAGGTTTGACGAATGAGAAAACCTCGGGAGTGCAAAATACTACGTCCGAATCAACGCAAAGGATAAAGTCGTCGTCACGCAAGCCGAACCGAAGCATGGACTTGATTGCGTTGACCTTCATTACTGATGGGTCCCACCCCGAACCGTTACCCCATCCAATATTGTCAAAGTTCCTGCGTTCAAATTCTTCCAAGTCCGGGCAATGCTTCCGCAAAGTTGATTCCATCAGTTCGGATAGTTCACGGTCACGGTTTCCGCAGATGTTAAGGGCATAGATCATACTAAAGCGGCAAATTTTTCTAAGAAATGAAAATACCATTTAAAGTTTTCATTCGGCCAAACTGCTTGTAACATTGCAGTATGCTCTCGCCATTTCTTTTCGACTATTTCCTGTCGATCAGTCTTTTTGAATATCTTATATAGTTCCCGATGTTGGTGGCAATCAATGTAATTACCATTATGAAATAAGGACCATTCACCGCGATCAACTCGACCCTGTGCTAACCCGTTGTGAATTTTACCGCGATTAATAAACTGTTTTGGGATTGCGGTTTCTTTTATTCTTTTGGTTAATAGATCTTGGTCAGATTCCCAATAAGTATAAAAGTCCTCGCTCTTGGCTTGTGGCAATTTATCCAAATCTCGTTTGATTAATTTGGTAATGTCGGTGTCGGTATAATCTATCAGGTGATCCCATTTATCTGCGATCATGGCAACGTAGCACATTGGTATATTTCTAAAATCGGTTAAATCATGTCCATAGATCGTCATTAATTCAGGAGATGGCTTCCAGTAATCCGATAGGGCAAGCATATCAATATCACCTAACATTACCATATCATTTGGTTTGACAGTTGATGCGCCGTAAAGACGTGATATTTGTGTAATAGTGTCGCCCCGATAGCCATCAATTTTATTTAAAAAATGTCCATTGAAAGTTGCGTGTTCATTGATTAGATTAAAAGATTTACTCAACACTGAACCATAATAAAGTAGGATTACTTCCCACCCAATCAATTGCCAACTCCAAACAGTCAGGGGCACATACTGTAAATATTCAGGGTCGTCATTGACGCTTAAAACTATATATCGTTTCATTTCTGAATTATTACCCCCCACCTTCCATACTCATCCTTTGCCGCCTCACAGTCCTTCACGTTCAATCCAAGACTATAAACGTAATCCCGCATTTCCTTGCACTCTGGCCGGGTGTCGCAATCGTCAACGTAAAGAGCGTGTTTGGTAACGTCAACAAATCGGGGAAGCATTGGAATGCGTTCAATGTTACCGTAATCGTAGTAACAGTAATCACACTCTGAAACACCCGTCATAAAGTTATCGGTATTCAGTCCAGCCTTTTCACAAATATCCTTAACGACCGTGAGGTATTTCAAATCAGGATCGGTGCAAATTACATTCTTGAACATTTGTCGCAGGATGAAAGACGAGGCCCCCGCGCCTGCATTCAGGATAATAGCGTCCGGATCTTTCACGAGTTTGGCAAACTCAAGAATAGATTCAAGGCTCGAAGCCATTCCGGTCGGTTCCCCGCGTTGATAGCCACCCCAAATAATCATGTGATGCGGCGCATTATCGCGGAAGAGTTGGAAATATCGTTTATATTGTTCTAACATTGGATAATCAAAGTACTCCAATCGGGATGATTTGGTTGACGGTAGACAATATGTGGTAAACCATTAGCGGCCATCAGATCCAATGTTCTGAACCATTCATTAGGCGGGACGCTTGGCTGCATCCAATTATCAATAATAACCAATCCTCCCGGCTTAATAGTTTGGATACATAGGGACGCACACTCATCCCTCCATTCACCATCAACTACCGCTATGTCATACTGAGTTGGTCGCCCCAACCAATAAAGCAATGTTTTAGGGTTAAGGTATTGTTCTTTTTCTGGCAGGTACTGAACCCCTGCAAAGTCCGCCCACTCACGTGTTGAGTCTACCCCATGGACAACCGCCCCACGTGAACGGAACCATAGCGTAGAATACCCACAACCAAACTCATAAATTTGTTTATTGGTATAGTCTATTTGATTTAAATATTCCAACGCTCCAGCGGTAAACCAGGGATAACGCTTCCCGGCGACATCTTCCGCAATCCACCCATTATCAGGCTTTAGTTCAATCATTCCGCTTTAGTCTTTCGTAATCCTCTCGGATAGTCTTACAGGCATCGTAAACCATGTTCAAGCACTCAGGTTTTAGGCTCCTGCGTTGGCAATACATTTTCCATTTGGCAATAACCTCCGCCTCCTTATCAATTACGATTTGATCTGTAGGAGAATTCTCGAAAAATATATCCCAATATTGTTTTATAAGTCCCTTGAAAGCTTCTTGTGCCTCTTCATTAGCTCGTTCATGGGCACGTTTTTGAAGACGGTTCATTACCGGCTTACCATTATTTTGTTCTTCTCGGTTAACTTCCATGTTATTTGAGGATAAAAAGTGAATCCCAAAAGTTTAAACCGGCTCCATGCTCACTGGTTAGTTCGTGTTTCTGTGCTTCGTAGCCTAACAGGTTCAACCGCCAAACAATGTTAAATATTTCTAAATCAGACTGTCCGCAATGCCTGTGCATTTCAATGCTTATTTGTTGAGCTGGGCTAAAGTCCAAATCCATTATCATTTCATATTCACCACCCTCAATATCAACCTTTACAAGGTCGTAAAACTCCACCCCTTTCAGCTTCATATAATCCTCCAAAGTATAGCAACGAATAGAATCACCCGGCCCGATCTTCGTTCCTTGTGGGTCGCCAGTGTTAGTTATACCACACATTCCGGTGTAATTGGTTATCGCGCATTGGTCATAGTCTCCGTGTTGCAAATCGTCAATGTCAACGGCGTGGACCGTGTGGCCTAGTTCGCGGAAGTAGTTCGTGAAGGCGAATCCACGACAACCGAGGTCAAGGATAGTAGCCTTCGCCGGCAATAGCGATATATCTACCGAATGCTCATGTATAACCTCAATCATTTTTAGCAACGTTTGCACCAATCCAAAAACCAAGACCAATACAGGTAAATATAAAGATCCTACCATTAGTAATATCTTTTGAGGTTATTTTCTGCGTATGTTTTTTTCGCTGGTCAATTAAGGAATTAGTATATACTTTCGGAGAACAGGCATTAAGACATAATAAAATAATTAATGGAGTCAATATCTTTTTCATCGGAAATGTTTCTTAACCATCGTTTCACCCTGATAGCCGACTTGTTCATAAGTGCATGGCTTCGAACCGTTGAGGTAAAGTATAATTGCAAGGGTGGCCTCATCATGTCTATGGCCCTGTTGCTGTCCGGCGCTCTCTAAATCCTGGCTTCCAAATATGTTTTTTTCTTCAGCTTCAATCCACTGCCCAAAAATATGTTGACATTTAGCATAGGCAAAATTAAAATAATAAAACGAACCACCTGCAAGATTCTTTCCATTTAACCATTCACGATTAACCCCAAAGTATTTGATTGCTTTGTCCGATGTTACATTCATCAAATTACTATCGTCCTTTACCGCAATCACTCCATGTTCCGGGACCAGATGATCCAGGTCTAGCTTCTTCTTTAGGATCATCGCCGTATCCATGTAGACTATCTTCTTGTAGCCCTGATTCAAAGCGTGCTGAACGGCCCACGGTTTGAACCCATAACTTGAAGTAAGCCAATCGCGGGAACCGGGAGGATATTCGTCACGCCAAGCAAAGATTTCAGCCTGTCCGGCATTCCAGTAAATCCGGCGGATGGAGTCAATGAGGGTGTCCTGTTGACGTAGGTATCCATCCCCGTAATTTTTTGAGGTGATCCCAACTGTTGTAAATGCTAAATCTTTCATTTTCCGTAACTCCAGGGGAAAAGGCCGGGAAATTGTTTTTCTATCTCAAGGTACTCTTTGGCGTGCGGGTCGATGGTGTTCAGAAATTTCGTCATTACATTTTCGTAGTAACCTGAACTACCTACGTGACCGCAAGTATCATTAACCGCTTTGTATTGCGCGGGGATAGGCATCGGTATGTCCTCAATGCTGTAATGTCGCCCGTTACCCTCCGCCAAATTGTGGACCATCCCTAGAACAAAATGCTCGGTTGCTGAATCCGCACACTTGGGGTAAATGTACCGATTGAGAAACGTTTGATCGGCCCCCTTCTGTGTGAAGTTTATTCCTGATGATTTGCTTATCAACTCATCCCACGTTTTGGCCCCTACGCGATCAGTGAAAGTGTTTGCCCAAATTCCAATCATTCCCCCCATCATTGGGATGTTGTGAGAGATTGAATCTGTGATGCAGTGGATTACCTTTTGTTCTTGTAACCAAATAGCAACCGCCTGCGCTTCACGGTAAGTGCAAACGCTGTCAATGTCCCGACAAAGAGTGTGGCTGTATTTCAGATCCCCGGTATTGGTCACCGTAAAAACGGGGCGCAATCTCCAAAGCATGCACATTGTAAGGGCTTCATTGGATGGACAAATAACCACTTCAATGAATCCCCGATCAATGAGCCAATCGAATAACGGTTGATATTTGGAGGTGTAAGTTTCCTGATCCATGTGAATAACGTTCTCCCATCCAGGATAGATCAGCCGATTAATACGGATGTTGACCATTAAACCACGAACGTAACTGGGTAGTTCAAAACAATTGGCGGGAGTTTCACGGCCCGCGCCAAAAAGCGAATAAGAGATTGCGCCTTTCATTTGTTCCTCTTTGTGTAGTGATAAATCACCTCTGGAATATAATGCTCCACTCTCAACATGCCAGATTTATGAATTTGCGTCGCCCACTCGGTGTCTTCTGAAATGTACTGATTCGGAAACTTAAACTGTTTTGCGATTGAGGCCTTTAAGCATGAAATGTGATTTGGGAATCTCTCGTAAGTTACATCCACCATCGGGACCGCGTTCTCGTTTGTGCGGTACTCATTATACCTCAGCGAATGTTCAAATAGTCTAGGGTTCTGTCCATCCTCCGTATAAACCCCAAGCAAGGAACAGCAATCTACCCCCTTCCCAATCCCCTCCATTAAATGCTGAATGTAGTTTGCAGCAACCATGTCATCCGAATCGACAAACGCCACGTAATCGCCATCAGCTTTCTTGAGTAGTTCGTTACGCTTCGCCCCTGTAGTATTTTCCCCATTGTCGGTTTTAACGATGATTTCTATTTGATGCTCGAATTTAGGGAAAATTTGTCTCCTTAACTCACGCATGAGCGGAATAAAATATACCTCATCTTCGGGAACCGTTGGAATTAAAATTGATAGTTTCATCTTAGGTGGCGCTTGAGCCATTTTAAATGATCCGCGTCATTAAAATCCCATACGTCAAAGTCGGGCAAATCAAAATTCCTCTTAAAGCGTTCTAGGTACAAATCCCGGCCCTGCATCGTCGTTCTATCTGCCCTGTGATTGATCTCATCCGGTTTAATCCCTAATCGTTTCACTGAGTAGTGTAAATGTGGAAACAAAAGATTGCTTTTGATTAGTCGATGCAATCCACAAGCGACATGGGTAAACTCGGTATCTACAAATTGATGAAAATATCCAGGGTAATACACATACCCGAATCTTTCATAGTAAGCCCGGTCAATCACCGGCATCGTGCATATCCACGGCTGAATCCCATCCTCCACCCTCAAAACAAAGTCTTTCTTTCCCCTCACTTCATTTTCAATAAGCTCGGCCCAATTATCAGGGCAATCGGTGTCATCGGAAAGGACGATCATTATGTCTCCTGTGGCTACTTTGGCGGCGTTGTTGATCGCATCGACTGCGGAACGGTTGGGATTAACAATTACTGTTTCGTATCCGGTATAAACCTCTTTGTATGTATCAAGCTGCGGGTCATCGTTATCAAGTGAGATTATTACCTCAATGCCTAAATGCGCCCTTGATTTTTCTAACCATTTCTCCGTAGTTGCAAACGACCTATCAATTCGGCTTCTCGATGGATGGAGTAAAGAGATTAGGCTCATACCTTCAAACTTTGATAAAACGCATACGCCTCACTATCGACAATCGACTTTAAGTAACTCCGGTCCGGGTCTTTTCTTTGGTAATTGGTATGGTGCCCACGGCCACCTGTCTTCCCTATTCCATGCTTCATGCTCACGACTAACGGGGAGGAAATTAGATCCGCTGGAATGTGCTGCCGGTTGACGTAGGTCCAAATCTTGCGGTCAAGGAAAACCATGTCGGGATCAGGAAATTTAAAACGATCTAACGCAGTCAGGTCAAATGCGGTATGATGTAGACTGGAGCGATCAGGGTGGGTGTCTTTTTGCCAACTATTATATCTAAGATTGTAGCAAAGCGTTGATGAAGCCCCAATTATTTTAGCGGTTGATGGCCATGCCTCAGTCATTTTTTGAAAATAATTTGAAGGATAAAAATCATCTGACTCCATTATGAACACACGCTTAACACCATCCGCTCTTGCTTTATCAATCCCCGCCTTAATTCGCTCGGTTAAATCGAATCTACTATCCTGTGGAGGGTAATTCATAATGTATGTCCTTCCTGGTCTGACCTCCATTCTTTCCAACTGATGCAGACAAAAACTCATTAACTCGCGTCTATCCCCGCGATCCGGGATAATTACTCCACATGCTTCCATGACTCTCTACGCAGTACGTGTCTAATGGTGTGGTAGGAAACGCCGAATTTTTCCGCTAAATGGTTAACAGTAACAACCCTAAACTTCCATGAGGCCCTTATCTGCCTTACTGTTTCTTCGGTTAATTTTGAAAGATATTGATCTTCCCCATGCACGTGAACCGCCCTTCCTTTTGCGTCTCTGTCTCTGTTGTTGTCTCCCTTTGTTCCTAGAAACAAATGATCTGGATTAACACAGTACCTATTATCACACTTATGCAAAACACATAAAGTCAAATCAAACGGCCCATTTATAAGCCAAAATGAATATCTGTGTGCCAATTGAATATTAAGTGAAAATGAACCAAACCCATAGCCGCCTTTAAGATAACGTCCACCCCATATCCAACATCCTGTATTTGGTTCTGGATAAACTAAACTCATAAAGTTTTCCATTGACCACGGCTTCTTAAAATATCCTATTGTTTTTCTCATTTCACCTCCAGGAAACTAAGTGCGCTACCCTTGGCCCCCAACCAAACCTTACAGCCATCCTTCCAAAGGCAAGCGCACAGACTTTTAATGTTTGAAACTTCTTCGTCGTGATATGGTTTTGCGTTGTTCATGTCCACCCCCCAAAGTATTATTTCCTGATAACCCCACGACCAAGCCAAAGAGATTGCAACGAAAGAAGATGTCAAAGAGAAGTTAACTTTTCCCGGTTCAAGATACCCCTTCCATCTCCTAAAGTCAATCAAATTAAACTTATCCTTGTACTTCATCCAGGCTGTCAACTGTGAGTAAAATTCAGCTCCGCTACAGCGAATCATGTTAAACCTGTCATGTTCAAATTTTAAGGGGAAATCCACAACGAGCAATCTTTCTACCTTCTTTCCCGTCTTCTCACAATCGTTTACCCCTAAACTTTCTCCTTTACCGTCCCATAGTTCGGCAGAAGGACCACAACCGATGATATTAATGCCACGCATTCCAACCCATTGAAAAACAAAAAATCAATAATCTAATAATAACACCTAATCCAATCATAAAAATTGGTAAACAAATCATAATCATAAGCGCAATTAAAAAATGATTATCCCTTCTCATCCACTTTAATTTCAATCCGCTGCTGCCTCGTCTCGTCTAAGTATTTGTCAATCGCAATCTGAATCAAACTATTCACCGACCGCTTTTCAAGTTTAGCCTGAACTTTGGCGATCTTCAAAGAAGATTTTTCAAGACGCGTTCCGTAGGAGATTAGTTTGACCACGGGCGCAATATACGAACGTTATTCGATTTTCCTATTGGTAAATGTGGGGTTTGGTGAGGAAATTGGGGTAAGACGCTTCGAGAAGATATCTAAACCCGTCGAAAAAATGTCGGCCTTCTGCTACCGTTTTAACCAATTCGCCCTCGTCATCGACGGCGGCATAGATACAATCTGTAATTGTTGCCTCGCAGTTCTTGGTGATTTTCACAACCGCGTTTTGAAGGATTGAGTTACAGAGCACCCGGCTATTGATGTGGGAGGTGTTGACTTTAGGGACAAGTAACTGCCGGTCGGTGAGTTCAAGCATCTGTTTAATAATCTTGTAATGATTCACATTACCCCGGATCATTGAAGTTCTATTTTGGCCAGTAGCATCCCCCGTAACCTCTATTTTGAATTTGAAGTGAGGATAACGGGCGATAATGTACTCACAAACTTCCTCGCTTGATCCATTCGGAATCATTATCTCGTCAAAAACCACCGTTTCTTTTACGCTAGGTTTCTGCGATACCAGGCAAGTCATGGGATCCTTATTAAAATCGAAGCTGCAAAGCAAGGGCAAATGAGGGTTAACCGTATAAGTCTGGATAACGTGTTTACCCTGAGTGAAAGCGTAAAGGTAAGGCTTGTCGATCCCGAAGGCGTTCCAATCCCCGTCAATCAACCTGGCCCTGGTAAGGTCGTCCAGATTCTTTAATTGCTTCATGTAGTTGGAATCCTCAAATAGCGCGGGGTTATCGCTGATCTTGGCGGGGAGGTAATACCAATCCTCGGGTAAGGTTTTGTTTACCGCCTTATCGTAGATTCGTTTGCGGGGCCAGCGTAAAGTAGGATTCAAGTTGGCGATTATCACCGGCTTTGGCATGGGGTCTATTCGGTGGCGGCCAGAGCGGATAAAGCAAACGTCCAAAAGCGCCTCCTGGAGTTCCTCGATCTGTTCCAGGATAAAGCCGTTTACCTCGAGGCCTTTGAATCGGTCAAACTCTTTATCGTGGGCGAAGTCCTCGGCCATGAAAAGAAGCTGGGAGCCGTTTTTGAAAGTGATTAGCTGATCCTGCTGATTGTAGGACCGAATGAAGTTAGTCGGGGCAATCTTAAAGAATGTCGCAAGGGTGGTCTTTTTTAGGGTTGGTAGTGACTCCCGGACAACGCACCACTTTGACTTTGGGTAGAATTTGCAAAGCATTATCGCTATGGCAAGGCAAACATAGGACTTCCCCCCGCCCATTGCGCCCCCATAGGTTAATAGGGAATATTTGCCGGAAAGAACGGCGGCTACGAATTCCTCCTGTTTAGGGTACGGTTTGAATAGGGTCTTTTCAGCCAAACTTGATTTTCTGACCGGCAATTTCAAATACCTGGTCTTCGGCTAAAGTTACGCCAATCTCAGATGAATCTTTGTAGCCATGTTTGGCAAGCAGGACTTTGGCTATTGTTGGATTGTAGTGCCCTGAAAGGCCATTGTTTATCAGGGCTTCCGCTTGTTTCGCGCGGAGTTCTCCAATAATGTCGGAAAACCCGGTGTATTTTTTCTCCCAATCGTAGATCGTATCCCGATGAATGCCTAAAAAAATGGCCAATCCTTCGATGCTGGGTAGTTTTACCTTTAGACGGTTGTCGTATTTGGTGAACTTCTCGGACTCTCCGGAAACAACCTGTTCATTCTCATCCTTACAGGTAACAAGATAGTCCTTTGTTTGCTTAATAAAGTCTTTGGAATATTCTACCGGCCTTGCCATCTGATTTCATGGATGTGCTTAAATGCGGAAAGCCGGTTTTATCCAGCTTCCCTAAAATCTTGCCAACCTTACAGAAGGCGTGCGCAATATGTGTCTATGCGTTGACTGATCATAATACAAAACTAAATAATTAGTTTGACTTTCACAAATCCGGGTAGGGAGTCCATTTTTATGGTATGATTTGTTCAATAAATGTTTTACCGGCGATAACTATTTTTTTTGCATCGTACATTTTCAGCCTTTTATTCAGATGCTTTTTTGTAAGCCAGCGCCAAACGGTCGCCCTCGAAATACCCACTTTTTGGCCGAATTTAGCGGGTGTGTAGATTTTCGGTTTCATTCGTGCAATCTTTTGTCAAACATAAGCAAAAATAAATTTACGTCCAAATGTTTACCTTTGATATACGGCCTGATAGCACGCACTGGGAGGTGACAACCCGCTGTGCCCTTAATGTTTGGTAGGCTTTGTGTATTGATCGCAAGTTCCATCAGCTAATCAATTGAGGGTTCCACGCGGTCAGGACTCTACAGAGCCTTTATTCCACCGCCTACCTTACCTCTGGTATATTTTTATGCAAACTTTTCTTCAAGCGCCAATTCAATTTCTTTGTTCATTGAACGTTTTGCGGCCTCAGCACAGGATTTTACCCGTTTCGCCAATTCCGGGTTAATCCGCAAATTTGTGCTGAAAAAGGCCTTTTTGGTCGTTTTCTCTTTCTTCATGGTATCAAAGGTAAAAATATATAAACTATTTCCAACAATTTTATACTAAATGTTTGGAGGTGTGGTTGAAAGTAGTACCTTTACTCAACATTTAAACGCAACCAACCATGAAAAACACAGACGCAAAATTTCGCCCAACAAATGTTTTGAAATCAGCCTTAGAATTGGGTTTTGAGATTGATACCACTGAATCTTTTGAATCAGTTATTGAATCAGCAGAATCGTTTATAAAGGATCACGGCACTGCTGAAAGACATGAATGTGAAGTGCAATCACTTGGAAATCAACGGGTGGATTTCGGTGATTTTTGGTCACAGGGTGAGATAGTAAATTTTAGCTCACATTGGAGCGATTCGCCTGACACAGAAGTCGATCACGAATCATTTGTTGACAATGATGGCCAACTCATTCAGTTATTCTATCGCGTTGGAGAGACTGATTACAACGCTCCCGATGGCTTTATGTATAGCAAAAAATTAGGCAAGCATGTAGCTATTGCTTGATTATTTCTTAAAATTATGGAAACCCTCAAAATTGCCCTCTCTAAATTCTGCGGCCTCATTGACGAGATCGCCGAAAAAGACCCTAGCTTCATAGCCTTCGATAATTATGACGATTATCTTGAGGCTTGCAAACAGCTTGGAATATCTCCGTCTAGTAATATTGTCGCTTACCTTGAATCAGTAGAAAGATGAAATACTCTGTCAGAATTTGTTACCGCCTTTACTACTTCAATGACTATTCTAAGGCTTTGTCCTTCGCTAATTATTGGGGCGTTGAGGTCACCGACGAAGAGGAATACAAAAGGAAACTTGAAGGGTGGTACGCTTATCCCAAACCGACTCATTCTATCTATCATGAAGAAGCGGACCGCAGTCACTGGATTCAGCATAACTTGAAATAGCTATGAACCACAGTTTCACCATCCAAGCCAACGAAGTCAAGCGCCTTCAAAAATTAGTCCTCAATGTCGATCAGGAAGTTTTAAGAGAAGCGGAGGTAACCCTTCGGGGATTAGCTTTGATCGGAGAAAAGAGAATCCTCATCCTTGAGGACTTGATTAAACTTGCGCAGGAGTTTGTAGCCGATACTCCGGTTGACCGAGTGGAGGTGATACAATATCAACAGGATTTTCAGAAACTTTTAGCAAAAATAAGATAAAGAACGATATGGAAAACACACCCACAATAATCACGCAAGATCCGACACCGCGCGGACTTATTCAGCAAGGAATAGAGAAAGGATTAGACGTTGAATCCCTTTCAAAACTCATGGACCTGCAAGACCGATGGGAGGCAAACGTTGCCCGGAAAGCTTTCTTTGAGGCATTCACCAATTTTCAATGTGAATGCCCGGACTTGAGGAAAACAAAACTTGTCGCCTTCAACCAAACCACCTACAAGTACGCCCCCCTAGCCGACATTACCCGCCAAATAGGACCGCTTTTGAAGGCTCACGGCCTTTCCTACCGTTGGGAAATCACCGACACGGAGAAGGAAATAAAAGTTACGTGTTTGGTTTCCCATGTTCAGGGACACACCGAATCCACTTCGATGATGGCCGCACCCGATTTGAGCGGGTCAAAAAACCCAATTCAAGGCCGGGGTTCAGCGATCGAATATTTGAAGCGTTACACCCTGGTCGGAGCGTTGGGCCTGTCCACGGCGGATTCTGACATTGACGGACGGCTTCCGGAGGTTGATCTGGACAAACTTCATAAGGAATACATGGAGGTATACAACCAAGTTATTCAGCTTGATTCAAAATTAACCAAGATGCACCCCGACAACTGGAAGACGGTGAGCGGAAAAGCTTACCTGACAGCGACCACCAAAGCCAGGGAAATTCTTTTCAACCTTCAAAATCCTGCCAAATGAAAGACTTTTTTGACGAAATAACCGATCAAACCGAATCACTGAACTATCTGGACCAGGGAAGCGAAGCGTGGGAACAAATCAGGGTTGGGCGATTCACATCTTCTGAATGGCATAAACTCATGGGAACGGCTTACCGTGAAATGACCGACACCGAATTGAGGGCCCGGCCAAAGACAGGCAAGGGTAGTAAGACAAGTAAAATAGCCGACCATTCAAAGATCAGCGAAACTGCCGAAACATACATTAAGCAGAAAGTTTTCGAGGCTCGCGCAGGTAAACCAAAACCACAACAATATGCGTATGCCCTTGGGTATGGCAAGGAACATGAACCGGACGCTGTGGAGGAATTTGAACGTCTGACCGGGCTTGTCTGTGTTCCTTCCGGCTTTCATGTCTACACCGATCATGCGGGGGGTAGCCCGGACAGGTTGATAGGTAATGACGCTGGTCTGGAAGTGAAGTGTCCTGTATTTGAAAAACAAATCGACTACGAAATGCTGACCGACCATTATGATTTGAAACGAATGTTTCCGGAATATTATTGGCAATGCATTACCCTCTTACTTTTCCTGAACCGTAAAACGTGGTATTTCGCTTCATGGAGTGCGTCACTACCCGAAGGCAAACGAATGAGGAAAAGCAATATCATTGAATTGAGCTCCGATAATCAGGACATCAAAGACGACTTTGATTTGATTAATGTGAAATTGGCGGGTGCGGTGAAAAGTAAATTAGAGCTCATCAAATTACTTGATTAATTATGACCCAAAAAGAACGTATCCTCAAATACCGCTATCGCTAACGGAGAAACACCAAAAACTGTTTTTGACATTAAAACTATACCGCAAGTAATTGTCAACCGAATGATTGACCTTAACGATGGTAGCAGGTGGTCCTTCAAGCGCATTGCAACCTGGATTGAAAAGAACCTATAAAACCCCATTCAATATGACCGACCACGAACTACTTCTAATCGAAACCGGATACATCGCTTGTCAGAATGACCTCGCAGAAATTTTGCTTGACCTTCACACCCCTCAGAACATCCACGTTTTACACGAAATAAACGAGCGATTGCAGGAGATCCGGAAGGTAAGAGTTTTAACAGAATTTAGCGAAACCCAGGATTGATGAAACTTTTTCGCTTTCCCTTTGGTGGATTGAAAACCCCATAACTAAATGGCTGACATAATTTTAAAGGCAGCAATTAAGGGTGGAAATAATTGTATGGCCTGCAAATCTTATTGTCCTTTTGCTGAAGTTTTTGAGGATGAGAGTGAAAGTTTGACCAGTGGTCTGTGCATGCAGCCGGGCGGGAAGATAGATCAACCGGTGGTAGGCATTGATTATTTCTGTGACAAATTCGAAAAGGGTTTGGTGGAATGAAAATAAAAACGTTACTTCACTTCGCGAACTCGATGAAAAACTCAAAAACATACCCTGCCGTAAACGTCCATTTGGCCTTTCAGGTCTGATCGGGTTCGCCGTGAGCGGTGGGGTTATTTTTTTATGGCATTGTCTAAAAAAACTAGATTCGAGATTTTCAAGCGCGATGGATTTGCCTGTCAGTATTGTGGTGGCCATCCTCCAAAGGTGATTCTGGAAGTAGATCACATTGTCCCGAAATCAAAAGATGGTGGAGATGAAATAGATAACCTGGTTACATCTTGCTTCGACTGTAATCGCGGTAAGAGTAATCGCGACCTAACCACTATGCCTCAATCAACGGTAGAAAAAACTGCCCTTTTGATTGAAAAGGAGGAACAATATTTGGCCTACAAAAAGGTTTTGGATAAAATCAAAAAGCGGCTACAAAAAGAGATTGACCAAATTGACGCAATTTACACCACCCATTTTCCTGACTGGGTTTTAAATGATCGCTTCAAAAATGGAAGCCTTACCTTTTTTCTCAAAACACTTGGATTTGCTAGAGTTGAACAAGCTATGCACACGGCTTGTGGCCGAATGTATGATGATGGCAAGGCAATAAAATACTTTTGCGGAATATGCTGGAATCGCATTAAAGACCCTGAAAATGTCTAAGCGGTTCACTGACACAGACAAGTGGAAGAAGCCCTTTATAAGGGGCTTACAAGGGGCTTATAAACTACTTTGGCTCTACATCCTAGATGATTGCGACCATGCCGGAATATGGCAGGTGGATTTCGAGGTAGCGCGAATTCGGATAGGTGAGCAGATCGACCGAGAGCAAGCAATTTCAGCATTTGGTGATCGGATTGAAATTTTTAACAACGGCTCGAAATGGTTTTTGCGCGACTTCATTGATTTTCAGTACGGGCAATTGAACGAAAAAAATAGAATGCATTTATCAGTAATTAATATTTTAGACAAAAACGAAATAGGGGCTTATAAGGCCCTTCCAAGGGGCCAAGGATATATACAAGGACAAGGTAATGGACAAGGACAAGGAACAATACAAGGACAGCCCGATTTTGATTTTGAATTCAAGGCCGCTTTTGATGATCGCACTCTAGAGGGCTACGAGCGGAACTACAAGCACAAAGGAATTGACATTGCCGAACAACTAAAATCATTCCGGCTCAAATGCGATAATGACAGGGGAAGTTATTACAAGCGGTCGTCGTCCACACTTCGAACTAACTTTCAATACCAACTCGATCACGCAAGGAATGGGACAAAATCAGAACTAGCAATGGGAGAGAAGAAAGCACAAGACAGGAAAAATAAACTAGGGTTATGAAAAGCTATATTGACGCTATGATGTTTCTAACTTCCGATACGGACTTTAGTCATCTGGATAACGAGGAACTTGATTTCCTTTATCATTGCACTTTCAATCAGTTGGCTTACCACATGAGCCGTGAGGGATATATTCGTTCTCTTGAAGAGAAGCGCGGACAGTTGAACTTTGAAAGAGCATTAATGGAAAATTTATGAACGAAGAAGAACTTTCAAAAGGCGTTCCTGAATGGTTAATGGTGGTTCCTTTCTGGATGAACTGGGTTTATTACAAGGGGGAAAAATGCGTTACGTCAGTTAACTACGAAAAGAGCCTTCGCGCACATCGGCCCATCATGGATATTCATTACTGCATGACAAGGGCTATGAATAATATTGTGGAGAAAACGGTAAACTGGAATCCTGAACATTTTAAAAAAGCAGAATGAAAGACTTCCTCCGCCAGCAACTATCCAAACTCCATCTTATCGGCATCCGCCAAGTGGACTACCTTTCAAAAGAGGACGTTGAAATCCTGCTTTCCGAACTGGAAAAGATCACCAAGAAGTTTTCCTATATTCCTGAACCACGCCAGCAGGCAGAAATAGAAAAGCAACTCATCGAGGACTTGGACGCAAAGGACGGGCTCACCCTGCGCAATGTCTGGAAGTGGATGTACAAGATTTCCCCGCTCTACTGGAACGCTACCAGGATAAGCGAAGAAGATTTAACGCCCAAAGGCCCGATACTTGAAGGGGAACAAAGAGACTACTATCTGAACAAATGGCGGGAATCACTAACTCAAATGCAGGATAACTTTTCACAAGCCGGGAAGGGTAGCGGCTCGAGACTTCGCGAATCAATGGGGCAGGATAAAGCCCTTAGCGTTGGAGTGGTGAAGAACTGGGAAGTAGGGGAGATTTGCAAAGTATGTAATGGTGAAGGCGGATTCATGAGCGGCGGGGATCCGCCAGACAGCGAAGCTTGCTCAGGGTGTAACGGTGCCGGGCAAATCAACATCGTAACAATCCCCGCCACCTCAGAAGCCGAAGCGAGAAAGCAATACAACGAACTTTTTGGAGAGTCTTCCCCTAAACAATAGCAAGGATGAGCCTAACATTATTTGGTCAAGATGTTATAAAATCAATCTCTTTTGATGAGGGCGAAATACTTAGAAACATACAGGAATTGCATTGCCCTGGGTGGTTTGAGTTAGATCCTTGTTATTCATTTGGTCGGTTTTATGAGGCTTTTGGCATTCCACAGCCAAGATTAAAATATGATATAGAGCCATCCGGACCGGGGGTGATTAAATCCGACGCCTGCAATCTCCCATTGAATGAAAAATCTATTTCAAGCATTCTTTTCGATCCTCCGTTTCTAGCCACTTCGGGTCCGGTTTACGATGACAGAGAGAACGAATCAAATATAATTACCCATAGATTTTCAGCATTCAAAACCATGCAGGAGTTGTGGGATTGGTATGAAAAATGCCTTTCTGAATTTTATCGAATACTCGAGATTGATGGTCAGCTGGTCATAAAATGTCAGGATACGGTTTCGTCATCTAATCAATGGTTTAGTCATGTTTTCCTAATCAATGAAGCGGAAAAACGCGGGTTCTACTGTAAGGATTTATTTATTCTATTAGCTAAAAGCCGAATCATTGGGGATAATCACGCAATACAACAGCATGCAAGAAAGTTTCATTCATATTATTTGGTTTTCATAAAAACAAATTAACCCATGAACTTCACCGGCTGTATTGAGTGCGGTAGTCTGGTAATTGAGAACGAAGCGTTACACCTCTGCGCCAGCTGTAACCATGCCCGAAGGAAAGCCGAGAAAGACGAGATCCGAAACGCGGGGAAGAAGCGCAAGGTGATAGCGGAGGTAAGTGAGAAGATGAAAGGCAAGCTGAAAACATATAAAGAATTGCGGAAAGAGTATTTAGCTAAAAATCCCTTTTGTAAGGCAAGGCTTCAAGATTGTACCGGTCATGCAAAACACGTTCACCACCTATCAGGCCGGGGAAGTAAACTTAATGCAGAAGAAACTTTTATGGCCGTATGTTTCAACTGCCATCGAATATTACATGATAAACTAAGCGCGACCGAAAGGCGCGAGAAAGGACTAATGATATGAACGGAATAACATTTTCAGAGGAACCGATTAAGAAGATTTATTGGACTGTTGGTGAAGTAGCCGCTGAACTTCATGTTCACTGGTCATTGATACATTACTGGATGAAAGAATTCCACATCGAAGTAAAACGGTCGCGCCATAATTGGCGAATGTTTACCGCAGAAGATCGTGAAAGATTGCGCGAGATTTACTTCTTGGTGAAGGTTGAAATGTTTACCTTGAAAGGAGCGCGCAAACAACTTGAAAGCCATGAATAAATACTCAGATCCTTTTTCCTACGAGGACGACAAAGACTTCCACCCGATAGCAGACTTTCTGTTTATGGCTATTCCGATGGTCTTACTTTTAGCGCTTCTAATTTCAGGAAGTGTCTACGGATTTTACGATTACCTGGATAGAAAGGGAAACGAGAAAGCTATCGAAGCGATTGAAAATATTGTGAAATGATGGAAAACAGGACAATCAAATTCAGGGCGTGGATACCAACCGGATTCGATGACGATGATAATCCGACCGGATTCAAAATGATAGATGATTTAGCATTTGAGGAATACTTACCTATCAATGACCATCTAAGAAATTTCGAATCACCACTCATGCAGTTCACCGGACTTCTCGACAAAAGGGGGAGAGAGATTTATGAATCAGACATTTTGTTGGACGGTAAATATAGTTGGGAGGTTTACTGGTACGCAGACCATGCTTGCTTTGCGACTAGAAGCAAAAATGTAACCTCGGAGATTGTGAATAATCAAAACATGATAGTCATTGGAAATATTTACGAGAATCCGGACTATTGAAAGGCGATTGAATCAATAAAATAAAAGAGTATGAAAATCAAAATACACGTAACGAAGGAGATTTACCGTAAGGCGATGATGTGTGGCACGCAAAAGAGATATGACTCGAGTGTCCCCACCTCTTGT